TATGGCATGCATATGACGCAAGCTAGAAAGCAGCAAGGTGAGATATATATAAGGGACTGGCTAAATTCAGCTAGGGGGGTTGAAGATGATGGCAAAGAATTGTTAAATTTGCATAAGATCTATGACCCTGCACTATTGCAAGAGTTAATAAAATTTAATCACAAAGGCAACTTTGACCGCGTCATGTCTTTGATGATTGCCATGTATCACTCAAGAGAGTTATACAATACTGAGATAAAAGATATATATAATGACAGGTCGTCAGATTCATTTTTTGACAGACAATTTTTTTAAGATATGTACGGATCTAATTCACAAATACCTAAACAAAAGATACCCGCTTCAAAGAAGAATAAGAAGTGGTCAGAAGAATGCGTAGATGCTTATATTGCATTATCAAATATAAGTGGATATGGTAACCGCAGAAGTAAACTGCAAAAGTTATATGATTATTATAACGGTCATGTAGAAGAGGAAGACTACAAATACGTAACAAAACCTTATGGAAAATCTCGTGCAAACTTTCCATCTAAGATACGTAACTATCCTATTATAAAGCCCATCATAGATCTACTCCTGGGCGAAAAATCTAAAAGACCTATAAACTATAACGTTGTAGTTAAAAATGCGGATACTGTATCTCGTAAAGAAGAAGCAAAGAAAGCTGCA